CGTGGGTGGAAGATGAAGCGGCCAAGGCGGACGCCGAGCGGCAAGCCGGACTGAATGCCATGAGCCCGGCTGATCTGGCTGGCATGCTGCAGGGCCTGATCACCGAGCAAGCGGCGCGCGTCGATAATCTCCAGACGCAGGTTGAAGCGGCGGTGCCGGTTAGCGGAGTGCTATGATGGCCAGAAAAGAGAAAAACAGCAGCGGCATGGCTGTGGACGCGAGCGGCGCTCCGGCCTTCGATCCAACCGATAATGTCCTCGATAAAATTGAGGATTTAGCCAACCGTATCGACGGTGTGTTGGTGGCGGCTGAAAAGTTGAGCAACGTCAAGCACGGTCACTCCAAGGAAATCATAAAGCTCCATGCCGATTATGGGAAGGAGCTGCGTCTAGCCGAGTCTAATCGACTTGATGCTATTCGGGATGTGGACGCGGCTACTGCTGCTCTCCGAGAGGAGCGGGCGGATCGAACAGCAACGTCATTGGCGAATCAAGTGGCGTCCACGGCGGAAACTCTTCGAGCATTGGTAGCCACGACTGCTGCCGCAGCCGAGACGGCTGCTAACGCTGTCACTAAGCCGCTCGGGGATCGGATCGCCGTTCTTGAAAAGGGCAGCTACGAGGGCAGCGGCAAAAGCGCGATCACCGATCCACTGATGCAGCAGATGGCCAATAATCTAGAAGCATTGCGGTTGAACGGGGCCAACAAGACCGGGCGCGATGGCATGTCGCAATCGGTCCTGCTGACATTGATGGCGGCGGGCGGCGGGTTAGCCGTGTTCCTGATCGAAAACTTGCTCCGCATGACGGGAGGACAGTGATGAACCACCCCAATTCATACTCCGACGGCGCGACGGAGGTGAACCAATGAGAAACCGCGTCACCCTAGCCTCAATCGAAAGGATATTAATTCACATGTCAGCACAACTCGACCGTCTCACGGCGTCTGTCGCCGCACTCAAAACCGTTGACGCAAGCGCGGCTGCAATGATCGCCGGCCTCGCCCAGCAAATCCGCGATGCGGGCACTGATCCTGTAGCGCTTGCTGCGCTTGCCGACGACATCGACGCTGACAAGGCTGCACTAGCCGCTGCTGTTGCGGCGAATACCCCTGCGGCTGTCACGCCGCCTGTCGCTCCTCCGGCAGCGTGATTGGGGAGGGCGCGTCATGCTACTGATGATCGCATCAGCGGTTCTAGCGTGGGGTGGCGCGCCCGTTACCCCTTTGCCAACGGTCCCGGGCAAGGCAAACCCGAACGTCACCCAAGCCAATATCCGGCAAACTATCTGCGTCCCGTTGTGGACAAGCAAAGTCCGGCCGCCGACCAGCTACACGAACAAGATCAAGTTCGCGCTGATGGACGCCCAACATTACCCGCGTGCTGATGTTCGCCAATTTGAGCTCGATCACGCTCTGCCAATCGAGGATGGCGGCGACCCTTCCAGTCCTCAAAATCTTTGGCTCCAACCTTACCGTGGGGAATACTGCACTCAATGGTGTTCGCAGGACAAGGACGTTCTTGAGACGCTTTTGAAGCGCCTTGTCTGCAAAGGCGCTATCCCGCTCGCTGAGGCCCAGCATGAACTGCAAACCGATTGGGTCGCGGCCTATAAGCTGCGGGTCCACAAATGAAAGAGAACTTCGCCGCGTCGCTCGCCGCTGTCCTTGTTCACGAAGGCGGCTACGTTTTCGACCCGGCTGACCCCGGAGGCGAAACCAATCGCGGCATCACCAAAGCGGTTTATGACGACTGGCGTATTGCCCACGGCATACCAAGGCAAAACGTCCGCCTGCTTAGCCAATTCGAGACTGAGGCGATCTATCGCAAACTCTACTGGGACGCGATCCGTGGCGACCAACTTCCCTCCGGCGTCGATTATTGCACCTTCGATTTCGCGGTGAACAGCGGCGTCAACCGGGCCTCGCGGTATCTCCAGAGGGCCGCTGGCGTAACCGATGATGGCCAGATCGGGCCGATGACGCTTGCCGCCGTGGACGCCAAACCCGCTGGCGAGATGATTGACGCGGTGTGTGACGGACGGCTCGCCTTCCTCAAACAATTACCGACATTCGACCACTTCGGGCACGGCTGGACAACCCGCGTCAATGACGTTCGCGCGATGGCCAAGGGCATGGTGGCATGACGTTCCTCCGCGACATCTTTGCCGGGATCGGGAACACGCACTGGGACATCGCTCGGCTGACCGCGCTGTGGGCCGTGCTGAGCTACAGCTTCGCCTTCCTCTACGCCCTGATCGTGCTTGGCAAGGTTCCAGACTGGTCAAGCCTCGGAATTGGTTACGCGGCTGTCCTCGCCGGCGCCGTGGCGTTCGTCGCCGGCAAGGACATCGGCACCGCAAAAGCCATTGCGACAACCTCGGCGGTGGCAACCGCATCGGACGCAGGAGTCGTGCCGTGACCCGCCTCGCCATCTCCCTCCTCGCAATCGCGGTGACGGTTCTGACAATCGTCATCCTGGAGCGCTGGGGCGAGCCGCCGCGGATGCTGGTGGACGCGGCATGTGCGCTGCCCAACCCGTGCGCGACCGTGAACTGCAACCGCACCCTGTGGAGGATGGCCTGATGTTCGGATTCTCAACCGCCAAACTGATCGCGTTTGCCGTCGCCGCGGCTGCAATTCTGTCATTCGTTTTGCTCGCCCTCCACTGGAAAAGCACGATGGAGGATCGCGACGCACAGCTCGCAACCATTTGCGCCTCTGTTCGCGCGGCAGCAAATAACCCGAAGATGGGTTGCAAGGCCGCCCCGCAACAAATCGGGCTTATGGGAACGGCGATCGCGGATCTGAAAACTGGCATTGCGGATCGCAACGCGAAGATCGTCGCGCAGGGCAAGGAAACGGTGCAGTGGAAGCAAATAGCCGCTGAGGCTTCGCTGAAGGCCCAAGGGAGAGCCAACGAGCATCAGAAGGTGTCCGCAGCCCTAGTCACTTCAGCGCGCTCTCCTGAGCGTTTAGCGAAGCCATGCGAGCCGAGCGCGACACTGGTAGGAGCATGGAAATGAAGCGCATCGCAATAATCATTCTCGCATTCGTGCAATTCGGGTGCGCTGGGACGCCGCCGATCAAAGATCGTGTCGTCGAAATAAAAGTGCCGGTCTCAACGCCGCTGCTCACGCCCGCCCAGGTACCAGCAGTCCCCGCGCCGCTTGGCCCGCGCCCGCAAAGTCTGTCGGCGGCGGCCGATACCTTGCTGGCGAAGGTATGCGAGCTCGAGGCTTACGTGCTTCGTGCGGATCCGCTGCTTCGCGTCTCCGCCGGCGAGAAGCCGAGCGAGGCGGCGGTTTATCCGGAGTGCGAAGGAAAATAGCGCGGGCCAGCGGTGGCGTTGACCCGCGCCGAAGTTCAGGCGTGCGTCTTGTCGAACAGCTTGGCCACGGTCGGGTCGAGATTCTGCACGAACCGATCACGATAGGTCTGGTCGAGCTGCGCGATGCGGCCGGTGACGGCCTTGCCAACAGCCAAGAGGTCGTCGGGGCTCGCTTCGTTGATCCAAGTCTTGATTTGGTCGGTGGTCTGCATCCTGTCCTCCATTTTTCCGGGGCCGAAGGTGCCCCACGAATCAACGCCAGAGCGGCAAATTCGTTGCGAATGCACAGGGGCCGAAGGTTCGCGGCGAACCTCGGGCCGTGAACGCGGCGGGAACATAGCCCGTCAGAGCGCACTACGGCGCCAGCGAAAAGGCCGACAAATCAGCGCGTGCGTCTAGGGGCAACGCGTTCGGGAGGCAGGGGCCGGAGGTTCGAATCCTCTCTCCCCGACCAACGTTTCCGCCGTTTTTCACGTGAAACACACAGGGGCCGGAGGTCACAGTTGAACCTCCGATGCCTCTAACGGCCGCCGCTGAACCGCGTTGGCGACCCGGCGAAGATGCCCCGGTGAGAAGCGCGCATAGTGCTTGCTGGTCGTGCCAGCGTCATCGTGACCCATGAATTGCGCGAGCTCGTCCATCGACACGCCAGCCTCGGCAGCCCAAACGGCGCCGGTATGCCGAAGCGTGTAGGGCGTGACGTGGATCCCGCTGCGCTCCGACGCCGCCTGGAATGCCTTCTTGATCGACTTGAGCGGTTGCCCGCCGCGCTCGATCACATGGCCGGACTGCCGCGCCAGATAGGCTTCGCGCAGCGCGGCTAAAGCATCATCGTTCAGCGGCACGACCGGACGGCGCTTGCGCGTCTGCCGGCGGCCGGCTGCGTTCAGGTCGACAGTTCCCCTTTCGAAGTCGACGCGATCCCATGCAAGCTCGAGCAGCGCGGTCGGCCGCGCCATCGTCGCCAGGCCAAGCTCGACATAGAGCCGCGCATGGGGCGCCTTCACTTCGCGGAACCAGCGTTCGAACTCGCCGCGGGTGAGATTGCGGACCTTGCGCTCGGGCGGATCGGGCCGCCACACGCTCGGTGCCTTGGCGATATGCCCGGCCTCGACCGCCCAGCGAAGGGCGACGGATAGCATCCCGAGCTCATAGCGCAGCGTGGCGGCCGCGACGGGGCGTTGCTTGGCATATTTCTGCGCCATCTCGCGGTCGATCAGGTCTGGCCTCGCATTCTCCCAAAATGATCGCATGGCCTTCCACGCGTCGCGCTGGCGGTTGGTCGAGGCAATCCCATCAGCCTCGCGATCGGCGATGTAGGCGTTCACGATCCCGGCCACGGTCCACGCTGAACTGTCGCCTTTGCGCCACCCGCGCCGAGCCTCTGCCTCCGCTCCAGGCCGATCGGGCGCGTATAGCCGGACTCGGTGCCGCAATCCTTTGTCGTCTCGCCACACGCAGGCGTAGCCGCCGCGGAATCGTTGGACGCTATAGTCTGCCATTGGAACCGCTCGACCTCCTCAGCGGGAATGCGGATCAGCGTGCCGATGCGAAAGCAGCCGAGCCGGCCATCCGCAATCGCTTTGCGGATAACGCCTTCGGAGCATTCCCACTCATCGGCAAGCGATGCAACGGTGAAGGCTTTGGTCATTGAACCGTGGCCCCTTCCGCTGACTTAATCTCCAGCGGCGTGAATGTCGGGTGCTTCGTCGCCATGTGGCGCGCGAGCTGCTGGAAGGTCCGGTTGCAGCACGGGCAGACGCCAGCCTTGGCGCGCTTCGTCATTCGGGTCGCGTGGCCTTTGTAGCCGTTGGCCCGACGCTGCTCTCGCTTGGCTTCGTCCGCATAATAAGCGACATTCTGCTCGGCGCTTTGACGGAGCCGCCGTTCTCGGTCGAGCTGCTCTTGCAGCTTGTCGGCCTTTGATTTGGTGACGATTAGGCTGTGGCCATTTGGGCAGTGCCAACCGCGATTTTCAACCGAGGCCGAGCCGTTACTGCGATATTCATAGAACGCGCGCTCTAGCCCGTAGATTATTCCGCAAACTGGGCAGGTTTTTTCAAGAAGCTCAGCCACGCCACCCCCGCTTCGCCCTCTCCGGCAAATACAGCGGCGGCGCACGATCACCGGTCACATGGCACCGCGCCCAGTCGCGCTTTGCAACGTCGGCGCGCACCATGTCGCCGATGTGGATTTCGGGCTCGGGCGGCTTGTCGGCTTCGACGATGCGCGGGATGAAGGCGGGCTTAGTCACGCCCCGACTCCGAACTGGCCATCATCGCCACGGCCGTCTTCCTCGTGCCAGCGATCGACGTCAGCTTTGCACTCTGGAAGGGTACTCCCGTAGCACATCGCATCCTCGTGATCCTCGTGCTGGCCCTGCCAATCGTGGCGCCTGTCGGGGATAGGCGGAGGGTCGCAGCAAATGTTGAAGCTGCGATACTCGATCGGATTGCTCGTCGACGAGCCTGGGAGACGATCGCCCATCACTCGGCCTCCGTTTCGGCCGCTTCACGCGCCTTCGTCTTCTCCTGCGCCGCCCTGATCTTCACGCGCTTCTGGTCCGCCGCAATTTCGACAGCGATCGCCATCTTGTCGGGCATGGCCGCGATGTCGAGCGTGTGCCGCGTGAGAATGGCGGCGACGTCCAGGACCGCGTTCGTGGCCGGGTCGTTGATCTCGGCGATTATCGCGTCGGCGACGGCCTTGCCCGGGTGGTCGTCAGCCTCGGCTTCAATCTCGGCTTCGACCGCTTCCGCTTGCTCGGCGATCTCCGGCTGCTCGACCGGCACGTCCTCGATTACGCTGACCTCGCCGGTTTCCGCGTCGACCGTTTCGATCTGGCTTTCGATCGCGTCCAGGCGGGAGAGCGGGATGGGCTCGGCCACGATTTCGGGCGCGGCCGTTGACCGGGCTTCGGCTCCAGGTGTGTCGCGGTGACGGATCGTGTCGTCATTGGAGAACACAACCTCTAGATCAGTCGACTGTGGAAGCCTCTTGGCGTGCCGGCGCATCACCGTCTTGATCGCGCCTTCGTCATAGAACTTCGTCCACATCAGGCTATTCGGAGCGCGGCTCTGCTGGCGCGCGCGCTCGATGCGCCAGCGCGGCATGTAATCCTTGCTCTTGGTCCCGTCCTTGAACGTGACGATCGAATAGGCACCGGTCACTTCGCCAGGGTCGCCCTCGTCATAGGGCTCGTGGTGGATGCGCATGTCGTCGCCGAGCAACCTCTGGAACGTGTCCTTTTCAAACACGGCAACAGCATCCCATGAGGAAATCTCGCCGGAGTTGCGGACCTTCTTTTGGATACCGCGAACCATCGGTTGCCACTGGACCTTGCCGCCATAGACAACCATCACGCCTTCTTCGCCGTCTGGGAGAAGGCCGCTCTGCGCCGCCTTCGTCAAAGCACCGAACAGCGACCTGCGATCGGCCTTGGTGAGCAAATCCGGAGTCTGCTGAACGGCGGTCACCGCGACACGGATGAACCGATCGACAGGGATATGTTCAGGCAGCGCCATCTTGAGCTGCTCGCGAAAGGCGGGCTGCGAAAGCGTCTGCCGGAATACTACGACGGGGTCGGCGGAGCGTTCAGCAATTTGAGTGGCCATTTTTCTTCCTTTTCGCTTTGAAACGGGCTTCGATTGTGGCGCGGCAAACCCGGCAGATGCGGGAGCCGTCGGAACGGATGCGGAGATTATCGCCGCTCAGCGGGTGGCCGCGCTTGCAGTGCGTCTTGGCGGCATTCTCGGCGGGCCGGTTCATCAAGCGATGTCGGCCCTTCGCCACCATGTCTCGCATGTTCGCGGTAGTGTCCCCGACGAACAGATGATCTGGATTGCAACAGTAGGGATTGTCGCAGCGATGCAGCACTTGGTCGTCTGGCCCGACTGGCTGACCCAATGCCATTACTAGGCGGTGGGCATAGACTGTCTTGCGACGAAGACGGCCGCCAGTGCCAAAGTTGCCGTAGCCGTGTGACACCGCCGCCGACCAAAGCCAGCAGCCGCTGTTGGGCTCGGGCGAAACCTTATCCCAAAATCGCGTCGGAAGCCGCTCATCGCCGAACTGAACCTGCATCAGGCGACTTCCTTCACTGTGATGCGACGATAAGCCTTGCGGCCATTGATGACCTCGCCCGGCTCGGCGGTGCGCTCCGGAATAGCGGCGACAGTCGTGGCGCGAACCACGAAGCCGTTGAGCATTGCGACCGCGGCGGCGCCGAGTTTGTCCAGTAGTTCAGCTTTCGCCGCGTCCTCGTCCTTTGAAGCTTTGAGGCGCGCTTCCTTCGCCCAAAGATATGTGACCGCCGCGTCCTGTGCTGCATTGTCGCCGGTGAGGTCGATCGTGTTGTCGCCGCTTTCGCGATACAGGTCCGCGATCGTGTCGAGGTCGCGCGTGTAATCGGCCGGCGGCGGATCGTTGGCTTCGATGCTCTGCCAAAAGGCTTCGATGCGCTTCTCGATCTCGGCATAAATCTTCGGGCGAAAGTCGTAGCTGAAACGCTCAAGCTTGTTGCCGCCGACCAGCACCAGGACGTCGCCCCAGCTTACGCCGTCGAGCCCCTGATAGGCTTGGCTCTGAATGAGATAATGCGACGGCGGCTCATCGCCCCAGCCCTTGCGCACCAACCAATCGGCCGTCTTGACCTCGAGGATGCCAGGCCCGCGCTTGGGGCAGATCACGCGCCGGTCAGGATGCCCGCCCAGGCCCTTGCCGTTGGACAGCCGCTCAACCTGTTCGCGGTCGACGTAGCCGTAGCGCTCTTTGGCGGCTTCGATGATCGCGGCTTCGAGCCTCACTCCCCAATAGATGCGCTCATTGTCGGGCGTTCCATCGTCAGCCATCGCGTCGAAGACGGGCGTGTCGATGTTGCCTTGCTTGCGGTGCCAAAGCTCGAAGCGCGTGAGATATGGCGAGCAATCGAACAGAGCCGCAACCTCGCTGGCGCCGACGACGCTGGCGCGGAATTGATCTTCGGTGAGGGCGACTTGGCCGGGTGCGTTCATGCTGCTTGCTCCAGAATGCTGTCGCCCATCCGCAGCCGGCGGGCGTCCTTCATCACTTGGTCGACCGGCGGCGCCTCAGATTCGGCCAGCTCGTTGGCCTCCCACCATTCCTCGGAATAAATCGGGAAGCCGGAGGCGTTGGCAAACGGCTCGATTACGTCATGCCGGAGATTATCCAGCTCGCTTTCAATGTCGGCTGCGTGGTTTGAGAACGCCCGGGACACATCGCCCCACTGATACCAGCGATCGGCCATGCGCTCCGCGGCGTCCATTTCGGCAAGAAGCTGTCGCGCCCGTTCTCCAAACGCCCAAGAGTTGATGGCATCAAGATCGCCCTGGCGCTGATCGTCCCGCATCTGTTTGACCGCGCCCATTAAGCGGCAATCCTCGCCCAGCCCTTGCGCGCCGGAAGCTGCTCGACGTCGACCAATTGCTCGTCGGGTGTGAACGCCTTGTCGATTGCCGCTTGAGCTTCCGGGGATAGCCGCGTTGGCGGGTGGGCTAAGCGGTAAAGCAGAGCGCGCAGTTCGTGCGGCGGCTCGATGGCGGGCCATGTGCGGAGCGTCACGAAAGCCACCCGCGCAAAAGCTGAAGCGCGAAATAGCCGATGCACCCGAGCGCCAGCCAGATCGCCAGCGTCCCGATGATGTGCTCCAACCGATGCTGCCGGCGCGTCTCGACCTTTAACTGCTCGGCGCGAAGCTGCTCGAATAGATTGGGCCGCGTGTCATAATCGACCGGCGGGACGATGCGGAGGTCGGGGCGGGTCATGCCGCTAACTCCGGCAATAGCCAAATCGTCTTGAGCGGGCCGCAGCCAAAACCGCCGAGCGGGGCGTTCCAGTGGCCGCGCTTCTTGGCTAGCCGACCTTCCTTCGCCGCTTTGTTCAGCCGGCGAATGATCGCTGGCGGGACTTGGCCGATGTCAACGATGTAACCACGGTCACGAAGCATCCGCTCCGCTAGTTCGACGGTCCATTCGTTGAGCGCCTGCCGCGTCGCCTCACTGGCGGCAGGCTTGGGGGAAGTCGCGTTCTGGGAGGATTTAGAGGCGGCGACCGGGGAGGGATGCGTTTTCATGCACCCCGTTTGTCCGATTATCGGAAGTTGGTCAAGTCACTAAATGCGATTATCGGAAAATAATTCAGACCTTAGGGCAGAGATTAGGACTGCTGGCCTCCGACGGGAGCGTGATCGACCATTTGCTGTTGGCGAAAAACACCGAGTAGCCAACATAGCCCCCAAAGCCGTTCTTCGCATTGACCCAGCCGCAATAATCCAACGGCCCCCGGCGCCTAATGTCTCGAAACTGCGCCGAATCGGGGTCCCTGAGCTTGCCTTTGATTAGGTCCTTGACTGCCGCCTGAGTGTCAGCCGCTAGCGGTCGTGGGTCCGTTTCGATCGCAGCCTGAACGTCGATTTGCTGATCCCGCGTCATGGCGTGCCAGACGCCTTCGTCAAAATCCGCTGGCATGTGTTCGCGATCCCACTTCACCCTGTCCGCGGCGATGTCGCGCATCACTTCGTCAATCGTTTTGATGTGCACCTGCGCCAACGTTGGGGCCGCCACGAGTGCGAAAATCAAAGCCGCCGCGCGAACCATACTGGCCTCCCTCGGATAGTCGTCTCGGTTTCCTCAATCTCGTAGGACGAATAGCGAGGATTCGCGCTGAAGATGCGATACCAGCCGCGTTTGCCTGGCACCCGTTCGACCAGCTTCAGCACATAGCCATCTTCGTCCCACAGCGCGAATGGCCCAGGCTGGCGAGGATCGCGGTCGCGGCGGTCGACAAGTATCTGGTCGCCGTGGAAGAAATCGGGCTCGGCGCTATCGCCGCGAATGTCGATCAGCTCAAAGTCATCTGGCTTGCCGCGCAACTCCTCCTCAATTAGCCGCCGCGGCAGCTTGGCGACGATGTGATCACCCTCTCCGGTCCCGCCGCCGCCGGCCCCAACATAGGAGGGGAGCACGGCTATCTCGACATAGGCCAGGTCCGGAAAGGCGTCCGGCAAATCCGGCTCTAGCGGCCGGACGCCTCTGGCCTTGTCTTGCTCCCGCGCGTTCAGCCATTCCCGCGCGCGAATCACCTCGCCAGCCTTGAACTGGCGCTCGCCGATTTTCGCCTTCGAGATTTTGTTGTCTTCGAGCTTCAGCGCCATCGCCAAGTCGCGCTGTTTCAGTCCGAGCGCATCCAATCGCTCAAATATCTCGACCGCCTCGGGCTGCTGCGTCTTCAGGTCCGCCATGCGACCATTGAGCCGCGCTTTCCGAAAGTCGCAATCGCGAATATCGGAAAAATGCGCTTGCGGTTTAGTTCCGATTATCGCATACGTCTCAATCATGGAAACAGCAGCAGATCAGATCATCGACGCGCTTGGCGGCACCAGCGCCGTTGCGACGATGACCGAAGCGCCGACTTCGACCGTGCATAGCTGGCGGAAGATTGGCATCCCCCGCTCACGTCTCGCCCATCTTCGGTTGCTTGCGGAAGCGCGGGGCATCCAACTGCCCGCCATCGAAGATGATGCGCAGGCCGCAGCATGACCACATTCACGAACACGCGCCCCCGTAACTCCTGTTCGGTCGCGCGTCAGGGCCGGAACAACACTCGGCCGGGTGCCGGCCCGTCCTTTTTGAACGAGCCTTGATCGGTGAGGACGGGGATCATCATGCGTTCGACGGCACCCGGCGATAAAGCCGGGGACGGGGGTCCGGGAAATAGACCGGGCACCGCCGGGACGCACACACATAATCGTCCTTCATCGCACTTGGACGGGAGCGCTCTATAGGTGGCTTCCGATCCGAAAATCTTCGGTGAACCGCAATCCAAGATCCTCGGCGACATCGGGACGGCGCTGCTCCAGGTGAAGAATGCGCGTGGTTTGACCGCTGAGGACATGCGCGTTGTGTTCGGCCTCAAGGTCGATGACATGGTTTCGAAATATATCGCTGGCGAGTCCGAGATGGGCATCGTTGCTTGGATGCGCGCCAATGAGGCGTGGCCGGAGTTAGCCGACAAGTTGGAGGAGACGGCCGCCGAGCGGGCGTTGCGGGCTCGCCAGGTAGCGCTGCCATTGGCTGGCGGGAAGCGGGGTCGAGGATGACGGCCCGCCGCACCTGGACAAACCATGAGGCCGCTAAGGCTCGCCAGATGCGCGACGAGGGCATTTCGTGGCGGAAGATTGGGCGCGCGTTGGGGCGGTCCGAAGGGTCGGTTTCCGGTTTCCTGCACTACAGCCACAAGCTCGTTCGAGTGCGGCAGGAGCGACCGCTGTGAGCCGCCCCGCGACCAGCAGATTGAAAGTGAACCCGCCGCTGGGGACGCTGCCGGTGCTGCAGTATTGCGCGCCGGATCAGTTGCAGATTGATGACGCTTACCAGCGCAGCCTCGAGGCCAGCGGCAGCCAAGCGCTGGTCCGTCGCCTCGCCGTGCATTGGGATTGGGGGTTGTGCCAGCCTCTGTTCGTTGCGCGGCGTGATGACGGCAGGCTGTATGTCGTCGACGGCCAGCATCGGCTCGCGGCGGCCAAGCTTCGGGGCGATATTTGGCAATTGCCTTGCGTGGTCACCAGCTTCGCCAGCGCGGGTGACGAGGCGGCATCATTCGTTGCGCTGAACCAGCAGCGCCGGCCACTGACCGCACTCGATCTTTTCAAGGCGGCGCTGGCCGCTGGCGACAATGAGGCAGAGGCCGTGCTCGCCGCGATCACCGCCGCTGGGCTGACGCTAGCCAACACGACGAATAATCAAGTCATGCGCCCGGCATCGGTGATGAACATCGGCGGACTGCTGCGCTGCTACCGGCGCAATGGCGGCGAGGGCGTGTTACGCGCCGCACTCGCCGCGCTCGCACAAGCATGGCCCGGCGAAGTGCTGCGCTATGCTGGCACAATCTTCCCTGGCCTGGCGGCGATCGCGAGCGATGAGCTTCGGCTTCGCAGCGCCGCGGCAGAGTTCATCGGACCGCTGGCCACTCTCGCCGGAGCGCGCTCACAAACCGAGTGGCGGGGGATCATCAAGGCTTCAGTCGGAGAGTCGGGCGGCATGGCACGCGAGGCATCCGAATTGGTGTTCCGCACGGCCTGGAGGTCGCGTCACTTAGCCGAGCCGCCGCCGACCAACGTGGTTCCGCTCGCCCCCCCCCCGCGCATCCCTTCGCCGAAGCGCAGCTTTGCCGAGCAGCTCGCCATGGTTGAGCGCGGCGAGGCGACCTGTTCGACGCATCACCGGATCCGTCGCCCCGATCCTGACCGGACGCTCGGCGGCGTCGCGGGGGAAATCCTGTGACTGGCCCAAGCGCTGGCAACGCGCCTTGGATCAAAGACCCGCAGCCGTCCGGTAAGGGCCTCTTCGCGGCGCCATCGAGCAAGGGCATCCCGCTGCGCAATCGCAACCGCCGCAGAGCCCGCGCCAAGCTCGATGCGTTCGCTGAACTTCTCGCCGAAGGGCACGAGCCTGGAGCCGCCGCCGTGATGCTTGGCCATTTGCCGGACTATGGGCGCGTCCTGCTGCAGCGGATCGTCAAGAAGCTTGGGGAGCAGGCGCGGTGAGTGTCCGGCTGATCCTTGGCGATTGCGTCGAAGCCATGCGGGGGCTTGCCGATCAGTCCGCCGACATGGTCCTGACCGATCCGCCATATGGGCACGGCAACCACGATGGCGACCTTAACTCGCGCTTGAACGATCACCGGGAGATTGAAAGCCAGCCCATCGCTAACGACAGGCCGGAATCATTCCGCGAAGTTATGGACGCGATGCTTACCGAGGCCGCAAGGGTGCTCCGGCAAGACTGCTGCTGCTGCTGCTGCTGCTGCTGCGGCGGCGGCCCGCGCCCGACCTTTGCATGGGTCGCGGATCGCATGGACCGCGCGGGCCTGACGTTTTTTCACTCGGTTATTTGGGACAAGCGCAATCCCGGCCTTGGCTGGCGCTACCGCCGACAGCACGAGATGATCATGGTCGCCCATCGCCAAGGCGGCAAGCTGGCGTGGGCTGACGACAAGGTGACGGCGCGCAACATATATTCCGAGATGCCACCCCGCGACCGCGTTCATCCGAACGAGAAGCCAATCAACATGATGCGGCACTTTATCCGGCTTCACACCAAACCAGGCGACCTCGTGATTGATCCGTTCATGGGCAGTGGAACCACGGGCGTGGCAGCAATTCAACTAGGCCGACGCTTCATTGGCATGGAGCTTGACGAGACCCATTTCGCCACCGCCTCGGAACGTATCGCTGAAGCTGTTGCAAGCCATCAGGGCAACCTTTTCGGAGAGGCCGCCTAGATGCGCCCGCCACGCCGCCAATTCGGAGCGAAGCAGCCGAGCAAGGCGAGCAGCCGCGCGTCCGCGATCATGTTCCTGCTTAACGCGCGGTCGATCGAGGGTGTGACTGCTGAGGGATTGGCGCGGCAGTATAGGCTCAAGCTCGGTGAGGCTGAGGCGCTACTCGTTAGTGCGAGGGAGCGGCGGGCCAATGGCTAGTAAAGTGTGCCACCGATGCCGTCTGGCTAAGCCCTTTGACGCGTTCAGCCCCCGGCGCGATCGCGAGGGCCCCCTGCAAAGGTGGTGCAGCGATTGCTTCAATACATACAAACGCGAGCGTCTGGCCCGGCGATTTAGATTGAACCTGCCGGAAGAGCTCGAAAGCCTTCAATGGCGTCCGTGCCCTGGCTCTCGTGATTATGAAGTGTCGGAGCGGGGAGAGCTGCGCCGCGTCAGAAAGGCGGGCTCTAGTCGAGTTGGCACTATTCTATATGGCAACATCACCCCACGCGGATACCGGGCCGTGGCGGTCACGTCGTCACATCGCCAATCGCGTAAAATCCTTGTCCATCGCTTGGTCTGCGAAGCTTTCCACGGTCCGGCGCCTACCCATAAGCATGAGGTCGCGCACCTCGACGGCGACAAACTGAACAACCGCGCCGAGAATCTGCGCTGGGTTTTTCACCGCGAGAATGAGTATCACAAAAGGCAGCACGGCACCGACAATCGTGGCGAGCGCCATCCGTTCGCGAAACTAACTTGGGAGGCGGTAGGCCAAATCCGTGCCGAATGCGCCGGACTGAGAATAGCGCCCATTTCCAAGCTCGCCGAGCGCTATGGCGTTTCGATCCACTGCATTAGCGCAGTAGTGCGCGGCGCCACTTGGCGGTCCGGAGGTCCAGCATGAAGGGCTCCTCTGAGATCGAGATTGTCACGCTTTTCCGATCGAGATGCAGGATTTTAGCTCCGGCGGTTTCGATAGTTTCCATCCCCAACGCGGCCAAGCGGTCACAGTGGGCGGCGATGCAGGCGAAGCGCGAAGGGCTAGCCACCGGCTTTCCAGACGTTATGGCGCTTGCTCGGGGCAAGGTCGCGTTCCTCGAGTTCAAGTCCGCCGCGGGCCGTCTAAGCAGGCAGCAGGAGGAGTGGCTCGATCGGCTGCACGGCATGGGCTTCCCCTGTGGGGTGTTCCGCGATGCTGACAAGGCCGTCGAGTTCCTGCGCGGGAACGGCTTCCCATTCATCGGCAGGATCGCGGCGTGAAGTTTCGATCAGACCCAATCGACGTCGGCGCTTTCACGGTGACGTTCACGTTCGACGGAAAATCCATGGGCTGCGAATGGGAGCCCGATGTCCCTTCTGGTAAATCGTTGGAGCAGGTGCTGTCAGCATACACCGCGGCCCGCAATAAATTCCTCACCGAGGTGGCTAAAAAGACCAACACCAGCATCGGGGTGGTTGAGCTATGAACGAGCCGATCCCCATCCGCCCGAGCCGTGATCGCTACATCCCGATCGTCCGGCAGCACGTCCCGACATGCCAGGGCAAGGAGATGGAACTGCGCTGCTCGCTGCTGATGGTGCGCGACCAATCGGCGTCGGCGCTCCGGCGGTGCAGTGAGGAAGCATATGGCATTCTCGCCGAAGTTCATCGGCTCGCGTCGGAAAATGCTTTTACGCACATGCCGCTTGCGGAACTGGCCGAGCTTCGCCGCCAACTCGTCCAACTAACCGCCTGCGCGAGCGGGCTCGAGATGTTCGCTTATCGGCGAGCATTCCCCAACGCTGCCGGGGGGACGAATGCAGGTGGCTGAAGACGATTTCCCGTTTGCCGATGCCCCATGGCCTGGGCCGCTTGAAGACGCGCCCGACAACGTGCACGCTCTCCCCGGCGCCAAAGCGATCGAGGTCAGCGAGGATGCGATCGCGCTCGCCTTCACCCGCGAGTTCGGCGGGACCATGCGCTTCGACCACCACGCCGGCCGCTGGTATCAGTGGAGTTCAACCCACTGGCGCCGTCTCGATGTTCCCGCTGCGCTCCACTATGCCCGCGAGATCGGACGCAGACTTGGGTCCGGCAAGAAGGTCATCTGCAAGGCGTCGGTGGCCCGCGGCGCGGAAACATTCGCCCAGGCCGACCCCGAGCATGCCGTCACCAGCGAGATATGGGACGCGGACCCTTGGTTGCTCGGGACGCCGAAAGGCACGCTAAACCTGAAAACCGGGAAGATGCACCAGCCGCGCCCAAGCGACTTCATCACCAAGATCAGCGGCTGCAACCCAAGCAGCAGGGATCCCGAGTTGTGGATGAGGTTCCTGAACGATTCGACCCGCGGCGATGTTGGGATGATGACCTACCTGCAGCGCGTCGCCGGCTACTGCCTGACCGGTCTCACTACCGAGCACGCTCTGTTCTTCATCTACGGACCAGGCGGCAACGGTAAGAGTGTGTTCCTCAATACCCTCGTCCACATCCTCGGCGATTACGCGACCAACGCACCAATGGACACCTTCACCAGCTCCAAGTTTCAGGGCCACCCGACCGATGTGGCAATGCTCAAGGGCGCCCGCATGGTCACCGCCTCGGAAACCGAAGAAGGCCGGGCCTGGGCGGAAGGGCGCATCAAGGCGCTCACCGGCGGCGACCCGATCACGGCCAGGTTCATGCGCCAGGACTTTTTCACCTACCAGCCGCAGTTCAAGCTGCTGTTCGCCGGCAACCACCAACCGACCCTACACGGCATCGATGTGGCGATGCGCCGCCGGTTCAACATGCTGCCATTCATCTTTCGGCCGCCCGAGCCCGACTTCAAACTCGAGGAAAAGTTGCGCGAGGAATCGGAGCGCATCCTCGGCTGGGCGCTCAAAGGCTGTCTCGACTGGCAGCTACACGGACTCGGCCGTCCAGCCATCGTGGCCGAAGCAACGGACGAGTATTTCGAAGAGCAGGACGTCTTCGGAATGTGGGTCGAAGAGCGGTGCGAAACTTCGCCGCAATACTGGGATCTGCCGGCGCTGCTGTTCAAGAGCTGGGCGGCTTACGCACGTGAAAGTGGCGAAGACCCAGGCACGATGGTCAGCTTTTCGACCAAGCTTAAAAAGCACGGAGGACAGCCGAGGAAGAGCAACGGCATCCGCTCATATCGCGGCATCAGGGTCAGGGCTGGAGCGTCCGAAAATGAACAATAAACTGCGCATTCTTGGGGAAAGGGTCGGGCAACCCGTCCCTCAGGGACAGGGTAAAACGTCAACCCGTCCCTTGAAATCTCTTTCAGTTTCAGAACGTTGTGGCGGGTTAAGCGAATTAGGGTCGGGTTGTAGGACATATAAGCATGATGCGCGCGATAAGCTCATAAAGGAAAACCCGTCCCTAACCCGCCACTCGACCCTGTCCGCTGAAGCAGCAGCGGGGCGGGGATGATGGCTGTGGTTGTAGCTCGCAACCCCTTCGAGATCATGCGGGACCTCGCAAGCCCGTTGTCGCCGATCGAGCGGACGGTGCTCGGCTACATCGAGCGCGCTGCCGCCCAAGGTGTGATTCTCGACGAGAACAGCGTGATTGCCGAAGACCTTGGGGTTCAAAGCACATCCAGTGTCAGCGATGTCCTGCGCCGCCTGGAGAATAAGGGCATCATCAGCCGCAAGCTCTACCAGCGTGGCCGGCAAGTCTGCATAACCGCGACAGGTGAATGCACCGCCGAGCCGTCCAATCTCACTCCGCACTGGCGCTTCAGGGCCGATAGCGTTCCTGCGCCTTCGGTCAGCGAAATAAAGCAGCGAATGCCCAAGACAGCCACAACAATGGAAGCCGAGGCCCGCTTGCTCGGGAAATCATTGAACGAGTTCCTATGCGATCTCGTCTATTGCGGATGGCACGATTATCAGGCGCGGAAGGACGACGAGTGAGCGCGATTCAAGCATGTCGCGCCTCGTTCTATGGTAAGGCCAGCCGATGACCCTGACCGAAAGCCTCGTCAGTCTCGCCATAACGCTTGGCTTCCTGTGGTGGATCGCGTCAGACTCTGCTGAAGATTTGCGGCAATGGATAAGAAAATGGCGAAGGTAGGTGCGCCCAAAGGATCAGGGCTCAAGCTTACGCCAACCGTAGAGGAAATTATCCTACGGCGGCTAGCTGATGGTGAGGCATTGAACGCTATCTGCGACGATCCGAAAATCCCGGTGGCTGAAAGCACGGTTCGGCAGAGGGCGCTTGAACATGAAGAGTTTGGCGCGAAATACGCGCGCGCTCGGAGTGTCGGGTGGGACTGTCGCGGTGAGCGTACGGTCGAGAATACCAAGACCAAGGATGCGGCAAAGAACCCCCAAGCTGCTCGCCTGATCTTCGATGCTGAGCGTTGGTATCTCGGTAAGATGAAGCCGATGACTTACGGCGAGAAGCTCGACCTAACCTCTGGCGGTGAGAAGCTTGGTCTGTCGATAGAGATCGAGGCGTCGCGGCGCCGGGCGGCGGATGAGTCCTGACCCCAACATCGAGCTCGCCCGCGACATCGGCAGCTTCGCCTACGATCCCTTGAAGCACTGCCTCTACGCCTTCCCGTGGGGCGAGCCAGGCGGGCCGCTCACCGAAGCGCCAAACGATCGGCTCAGAGCTTGGCAGCGCGGCGTGATGGTGACGATCCGCGATCATCTCGCCAATCCGGCCACTCGCTACCAGCCTTGCCGCATTGCCGTGGCCTCTGGGCATGGTGTGGGAAAATCGGCCGAAATTGGAATGCTGAGCAAGTGGGCGCTCGATTGTTGGGTCGATGCCCGCGTGGTCATCACCGCCAACACTGAGGCACAGCTTATCACCAAGACCTCGCCGGAGGTCGCCAAGTGGCACAAGCTCGCGATCACCCGCGACTGGTTCAATCACGCGACGATGAAGATTTCGGCCAAGGAGCCAGGCCACACGGATAGTTGGAGGCTCGATTTCGTCACTTGGTCGGCCAACAATACCGAGGCGTTCGCTGGGCTGCACAACGTCGGCAAGATCATCCTCATCATGATGGACGAGGGATCGAACATCGACGATCGCGTGTGGGAGGTTACAGAAGGTGCCCTGACCGACGAGGCCACGGTCATCATCTGGATCGTGTTCGGAAACCCGACCAGGAACTCGGGCCGCTTTCGTGAATGCTTCGGGCGGCAGAGGAACCTCTGGTATCGCCAGCAGATCGACAGCCGGGAAGTCGAGGGGACCAACAAGGCTTACCTCGACGAGCTGGTAGAAACCTACGGCGAGGAAAGCGACTTGGTGAAGGTCCGCGTGAGGGGCCTGTTCCCGTCCGCTTCATCGATGCAGCTCATTCCCACGGGCGTCGTCACCGCGGCGAGACTGCGCGAGGTCGATCCGCTTTCGACCGATCCGCTGATCTTCGGGCTGGACTGCGCGAGGTTCGGTGACGACCAATCGGTTCTCGCCATCCGGGTCGGCCGGGATGCCAAGTCGAGACCGTGGAAGCGCTGGTCGGGCGTTGACGCGATGACGCTGGCCGGCGATGTGGCGCAACAGGCCGAGGTTCACCGCCCCGACGCGATTTTTGTCGACGCCGGGAACATCGGGGCTGCGGTGATCGATCGCTTGCGCCAGCTCGAGGTCAAGAACGTGTTCGAAGTGTGGTTTGGCGGAACCGGGAGGGAGGTTCTGCTGCCAGGCAATTTGAGGTTCCGCACGGCCAATAAGCGAACCGAGATGTGGGTGAGGATGCGCTACTGGCTGGACGGAGGATCGATTCCTGTCGATGATTTGCTGGATGCGGATCTGACTGGCCCTGAGTATGGCTATGCCCGCGATGAAACGACCCTGATCCTTGAGAAGAAGGAACACTCCAAGGCGCGCGGGTTAGCCTCGCCTGATGCCGCCGATGCATTGGCCTGCACCTTCGCCGAGCCGGTGATGCCGCGCCAGTTGCCAGACTATCTCGACCCGCAACGCTACCGAAAGGGCGATGACGATCTTTACGCCGAGTTGAGGGAACACTAGCGCGATTCAACCCTTAGACCGCAGCGCATAGCGAGGGGCCAGGAGACTGGTCCCAATGTGCATGCCGTCCTTCCACGCCCCCGCACCCACCAAAGCGCCACAGATCCCCGAACGCCAGGCGCTCAAGCTTCCCGACAACGGCTCGACGGCATTGCGGGCGGACGACATCGCGCGCCGCCGCCGGGCCATGATGGCGACGGCCTACACGGGCGCTTTGGGGTTGGGTGCACCCAATGTCTCGACCGCGCTGGGCGGGTAAATGGCCGAGACGTTAAGGGAGCATTGCGAGAAGAGACTGGCGGGGCTGAAATCCGTCCGCTTGCCCTATGAGGCCGAGTGGAAAGAGATCGCGCAGTTCGCGCAGCCGTCTCGCTCAAGGTTCCTCAACAGCGACGGCAACCGCAATTTTCGCCGGCTGAACAAGGCGATCTACAACAGCCATGGCATTCTCGCGTTCCGGACGCTGGCTGGCGGAATGACCAGCGGCTTGTCGTCACCTTCAAGGCCGTGGTTCCGGCTGACCGGTTATGACGAAGACGCATCCGCCGACCAGGACGGCAAGGAGTATTATGCCGAGGTCGAACGGCGCATGTATGCCTTCCTCGCCCGCACGAACTTCTACGGCGCGGTCAAGTCTGGTTATTCTGAGCTGGGCATGTTCGGTACCGAGGCGTGTGTCATGGTGCCTCACCGCGAACCGAACGTGGTCGCGGTCTGCCATGCCCTGACGGCTGGCGAATATTGGATCGGGCTGAGCGACGCGGCCGTGCCCGACACACTTTACCGCAGGGTTCCGATGACGGTCATTCAGGCGGTCGGGTTCTTTGGCCTCGACAAGGTGAGCGATCGAGTGAGGGACCGCTACGAACGCTCGGATTACGAGCAACCGGTCGACATCATTCATGCGATGGAGCCCAATTACGAACGCAGGTTCGATGCTTCGGACTTTCGCGGCAAGCCGTGGCTGTCGCTCTATTGGGACTGTGGCGATGGCGACCCGGAAAAAAAGATGCTGCGTCAAGCGGGAGCCGAGGAACAGCCGTTCTGGGCGCCGCGTTGGGACACCGTTGGAGGGGACGCCTACGGCTTCTCGCCGGGCATGGAGGCGCTGCCCGATCTTCGCGAATTGCAGCTTCAGACCAAGCGCAAGACCGAGGCCACGGCTTTCCTCATCCGGCCCGAGAAGATCGTTCCTCCTCAAGTCAAGCTGACCGGGCAGGCGGGCAATGTGGTTTCAGCTTCGAGCGTCGATGCCCAAGGCGTCATCGTGCCCTACACGATCCCCTACCAGGCCATCGGCGAGATCATTCAGGACGTTCAGCGGTGCGAGGCCGCGGTCGACCGTTTGTCGTTTGCCGATTTGTTCCTCGCCATCACCAACATGGAAGGCATCCAGCCGCGCAATGTCGAGGAGATTGCTTCCCGCAATGAAGAGAAAATGACCCAGCTTGGGCCGGTGATCGAGCGGGTAAACAACGAGAAACTGGCAGTGGCGATCGATCGGACGTTCGGCATCATGCTCAGAGCAGGAATGCTGCCCGACGCGCCTGAATCGATCCAGGGCCACGCGATCAAGGTCGATTTCGTCAGCATCCTTTCGCAGATGCAGCGGATGGTCGGTATCGGCCAGACCGAGCGGGTTGTCAGCTTCATCGGCAATCTCGCCGCCGCCAACCCAGAGGCAATGGACAAGCTCAACGTCGATGAGACGATTGACGATTATGCTGACCGCGCCGGGGCATCGCCGAAGATCATACGTACTGACAAGGAAGTCGAGGATATCCGTGCCGCCCGCCATCAGACCCAGCAGATGCAACAAGCCGCGGCGGCCATGCCGGCGGTCAAGGATGGTGCTGACGCCGCCCGGTTGCTCAGCGAGGCGGCCAAGAATGGCACCTTGCCCGGCCTGGGCGGGCAGATGGCGGCATGACCGACCAGGAGCGCGCGGACCTCATCGACCTTATCGGGAAACCGGGGTTCTTGCGATTTCTCTTTCGCACGATTCAAAGTTCGGGGATATTCGATGCGACGGCCAATGGGTCCGATGGACGCAACCTCTACCTTGAGGGGCGCAGGAGCCTGGGGTTGCAGATACTTCGCGAGGTGGACGAGGCCCAGCCCGTCCCATCACCCAGCGGCATTCCGATACTCACGCTGATCCAGGTGCTTCGCGAGGAAGCTCAATCCAACCCCAGGGAGACTACGAATGGCCGACGAAGCGACACCTACTCCGAACTCGACCGACCAGACGCCTCCGGCTGACACCGCTGTTGATGCGCCCGCCGACAAGGCCGTCGATGCACCGTCCGACGCCACCGCGCTCGGCAATGGCCCGGAAGACAAGCCCGCTGACGCACTTGGCGATAAACCGGTGGATGCTCCGGGCGACAAGCCTGCCGATGAACCAGCGAAGGGGCCGCCCGAAGCTTACGATCTCACCGCGCCTGAAGGCATGACGCTCGACAAGGAAGCGATGGATGCGGCGGTCCCGATCTTCCGTGAGATCGGCCTGTCCAACGAGGACGCTCAGAAGCTCATGCCGGTCGCCAGCCAGTTCGCGCAGAAGATCGCGGACGGCCTCAACCAGCAGATTCTCACCCAGGTCGCGGTGGACCGCAAGGCATGGCTCGATGAAGCTAAGGCCGATGCGGAAATCGGCGGCGCCAACTGGGACAAGTCAGTCTCAACCGCGGCGGTGGCGCTCGACAAGCTCGGCTATCCCAAGGGCAGCAAGTTCCGCACGCTCCTTGATGACAGCGGCCTCGGCAATAACCCCGAGATGATCCGCGCCTTCAAGCGCATCGGCGAAGTGATCGGCGAAGACGCCTCGTTTGCTCGCGGCGACACCAACTCGGCCAAGAAGACGGACGCCGAGCTTTTCTACCCTGCCAAATCGGCATGAGAGGAGTATAAGTCATGGCAGTTCTCGGCACCAGCGTCGTCACCCTGGTTGATATCGCCAAGCGGCTCGACCCCGACGGCAAGATCGCGCGCATCGCGGAACTCCTCAACCAGGAGAATGAAGTTCTCGATGATATCGTGTGGGCCGAGGGCAATCTGCCCACTGGCGATCGAACCTCTGTTCGCGCCGGACTTCCGGGCGTTAGCTTCCGGGCTCTCAATGAAGGTGTTCCCCGTTCCAAGTCGCTGGTCAGCCAGTTCGACGAGGGCGCGGCCATGCTGGAAGGGTTCAGCGAGGTCGACCGCAAGGAAGCGATCCTGTCCGGCGATGTCGCTCAGTTCCGCCTGTCCGAAGCTTCCGCCTTCATGGAAGCGATGAACCAGGCGTTCACGACCAACCTGTTCTACGGCAACGCGTCGTCCTCGCCCAAGGCGTTTACCGGATTCTCGCCGCGCTTCGCGACGATTTCCGGCAACACCACCACTGGCCAGAACATCATTGATGCGGGCGGGACCGGCACCGACAACTTCTCGATCTGGATCGTGGTGTGGGATCCGATGAAGGTACGCTGCATCTACCCCAAAAACACCAAGGCGGGCCTGTTCCACGAGGACGCATCCGATGTCACCGATGGCAGCGACGGCTATCCTCGCGGCACCGTGCTCTACGACGTGTCGGGCAATCCCTACATGGGTTACCGCGACCACTTCGAATGGAACTGCGGCCTGTCGGTCAAGGACTACCGCTTTGTCGCCCGCGCCGCCAACATCAGCCGGGCGTTGCTGGTCAAGGATTTCGCGACTGGCGCCGACTTGCAGGACATCTTCATCCAGCTTGCAGAGCGGGTCCAGAACCTCAACGGCCGGGCTGCCTTCTACGCGCCGCGCGTCGTGACAAGCATGTTGCGCCGCCAGCTCGTTAACAAGAAGAACGGGTTCCTGTCGTGGGATGATATCGGCGGTCGCCGGACACTCAACTTCGACGGCATCCCGATCCGCCGCGTGGATGCCATGAACGTGCAGGAAGCCCGTGTGGTCTAACTGTAGGGACGAGGGAGTAATACCATGATCACCGATGCACAGACCCGGTTCTCCACCGCCCAGGCGGTCACGACCGGCACACAGCTTTCGACCAACAGCTACGATCTCGGCTCGGCCCGCGACGTGGGTGGAGGTCGGCGCCTCAAGGTGTTCTGCAACGTTGGCGCGACCTTTACCGGCGGCACCAGCTTGCAGGTCAATATCGTCGAGGACAGCGCGAGTAACCTTGGCACCGCCACGGTCGTCATCGCCGGGCAGGTCATCGCCGAGGCCAATCTGACGGCGGGCGCCAAGCTGCTCGACATCGATCTGCCCAAGACCACCAAGCGCTATGTCGGCCTTCAGTTCGTCACGGTCGGCACCCACGGCGCCGGAGCGGTCGACGCGGGCATCGTGCTCGATACCGACAGTGCCATCTACTATCCCGCCAACACCGGTTTCTGAGGAGGCTTGAATGTCTGACAAGGCTGATAAAATGGTGCAGGCGCTGGTAACAAAGCCGACCTTCATCAACAACGTCCTCCACATGCCGGGCGAGATCGCGGACGTGAACCTGACCGAACTCGGGATCGACAATCTCGGCGAAGGCACGATCGAGGATTCCGACGGCAAGAAGGTCACGGTTGACCTGACGCCGGGCCTCGAGCCGTATAAGGCTGGCGATGGCGAGCCGATCGAGGTGGTCGAGGTGGCGGCGGTTGCTCCCCATGCGCCCAATCCGGCAATGCCGCAGGGCATTCCTCCGGGCACGGTCCAGTCCGGCACGGGCCGCCTGCTTAATCCGGCGACCGTCGATGACGAGGAAAACATTGCTCGCCAGATGGTCGCGCCGACCGATCCCAAAACGCGCAACCTCAAGGATCAAGAGCCGAAGGACGCCAAGTGATCGGCCAAGTCCTTCTCGTCATCGGAATCGTGCTGTTCATTCTCGCCGGCCTCAACGTCAACGTGAGGAGTTACAACCTCGTCGGCTTTGGGCTGGCCTGTCTCACGGCGTCGTTCCTGCTGTAGCGATTCAAGCCTAAGCATGGGGTAGCTAGTCCTACCCCATGCAGAGGCCGCTCTACCGGGGTCAGGGCAACCAGCCCTTCTACACCAACGTCGCCACGCCGCAGTCACGTCGCGGCCAGACCGTCCCTTATGACATCAACGGTTCGCCAACGGTCACAACCCCCCCGCCGGGCGCGCTCAATATCTCGATTGTCGATTTGCCCCTGGCTAATGTCGCCGAGCCCTTGGTGCGGTTTCGGCTGACGCGGGATTATCTTTTCACGACCGGCGTGGCCGATGCGACCATTGGCGCCACCGGATCACCTGTCTTTCGCTTGAGGAAGAATGGCGTTGCCAGTGGGACGGTGACGTTCGCCGGAACAGTAGGCACGCTTGCATGGGGCGATTCAACCTATCCCAGCGGTGCGCTATTTGAACTCTATCCACCAGTGACGCCCGACGCGACGCTGGATCAGGTCTCGATCACTTTGAAGACCGCTTGAGGAGCGTGCCGAGATGATTACCGAAACCGAAGTCCGCACTTGGGCGACTGCTCATCTCGTGGCCGCGAGCATCATCGCGGCTGCGGTTGGTTTCTTGTTCGGCGCGCTGCTGTTTTGACATGCCCTTCACCAAACCCAAGTCCACGCTGAGCCTGACAGCGGCGGTGATGACGCAACAGGAGATCGTCACCAAGCGCAAGGACATGTGGGACGGCTGGATCGACCAGTGCGTGATGGCCCAGGAAGCTTTGATCGAGGGCATATTGTTTCAGATACCAGGAGCACGCGGAGATGAGTGAAGTCCCGTCTGAAATCGCGGCCCAAGGCTACTACGAGCCTCACCTGACGCTGGTGAAGCTGCCGCGCTGCCCCAAGTGCCTGACCAAGCATCCACTCGCCTATAGCCCGCCGAGAGACGCCTCGACCTGTCCTGAATGCGGCGGGCCAGCGGCGGAGGCTGAGCAGCCAATCGAAGTGGACGCCACCTTCGTCGGAGAAGCCCCATGAAACTCATCTATTCCGTCCACTCGGCGGTCGAGGACAAGGCGACGATCACCGCCCAGGTCAACGGCAAGGACCGCGAGGTTCAGATCGACGCGCTGGTGGTCGAGCTTGTCGGTAACGGCTCGGCGCTGACCTTCCGGTTTGACGAGCTCGACGAGGCGAAGAAGCTGTTCGTCGTGGGGAAAAACGTCACCCTTACATTCGGTGGAGCGAAGTAAATGGCAGCCGTAGCCTTTGTGAACCTCGGGCCGTCATTGGTCACGAGCCGGATGCTCAACACCGGCACCGCGCCCAAGAACATCGGTTGGGGCATCGGGACGACCGCCGCAGCCGTGACCCAGACCGCGCTAGTGACGGAGAGTGCGCCGACGACAGCGGGCGGGCGCACGGCGGGCACTGAAAGCCAGACCACCGTTACCCAGACCAACGACAATTACCGCGTTGTCGGGACGGTCACGGCGGGATCGACGCTGGCGATCACCGAGGCTGGGCTGTTCGACAACGTGACGGCGGGGACCATGCTTGCCCGCGCCGACTTCGCGGCGGTCAATGTGGCCAGCGGCGATTCGATTGCCTTCACCTTCGGCCTCAAGTTCGTACCAGCGGTCGTCTAGTGGCTGGCCTCACCCAGAATTATCACGAGACGATCGACCCGTTCGTCGCGCTCGACGAATCGCCGGTCACGATCTTGGGCACCAATGTCGCGTTGCTCCCGGCTGCACGCTACAACTTGGGCACGCAATTCTTTAACCGCGTCGGTCGCAAACTGCGTATCCGGATGTTCGGCAAGATCACGACCGTCCTCACGCCGGGCAATTTCACCGGCACCATATTGTTCGGAACCGGCGTTGCGGCCAACGGCGTGTCCTTGGGTGCGACGGCGGCTGTGGCCCTGACCGCCTCGCAAACCAACCTATCGTGGGAAGCCGAGTTTTACGTCCATTGCCGCTCAGTCGGTGCTACGGGCACGTTATTCGCTACGGGGCGCTTCCTGTTCAACAATGCCGTGGTTGCTTCGACCCTTCAGCCTGTGTTCCTCCCGGCGTCGCTTGCGGTTGTATCGGGTGCTTGCGATCTGACCACCACGTTGGTCCCGTCCGTTCAAGTGCTTCGTTCGGGCTCGACGGCGGAGACGATGACGGTCCAGGACTACGACATCTCGCCGATGAATTGAGTCGATGGCAATCGCGCCCAAGCTCCAGGGTGCCATGCAGCCCTTCGGCTTCGGGCCCGTTTTTCCAGAACGCGTTTCGCTTGGCGCTGCCAACCTAAACTGGACGCCCCTGCAGCTCGGCGCATTATTGAAGGGCTGGTATCAAGGCGACCGTCTGAGCAGCATCAACGGCGCTGCTGTCACCCGATGGAACGACGACAGCGGCTCGGGGAATACCGCCGCAACCATTAGTCACGATCCGCCATTGGCGCTTCAGAATCTCAACAGGCTCAATGTCGTTCAGTTCGTCGCGGCGAGCACTCAGGGCCTGCAGCTTCCCACCGGATTTACCTCGGCATTCACGGAAGGGTCTGTTTTCTTCGTTGCCAAGGTGGCGACCGTTGCCACGGGATCGCCGGTCCAAGGGTTTGGGACCAGCGGTCTTGGCACCCATTATCCCTTCAGCGATAACCACGTTTACAGCGACTTCCTGTCCACGGCCAGGTCTGACACCGGGATTCCTAGTGGGCTGACCTCCTGGCACATCGGCAGTTTCCAGTCGAAGACAAACGACTGGCGTTATGCGATCAACGGGGTGGATTTCTACACTACCGGAACCAACACGGTTGCGGGCTCTCCCAATGTTACATTTTTGGGCAGCAATAACGGGGTTTACAATTACGACGGCAACATCGCCGAGATTGTCCTTTGCAATTCGTTTCTGACCACCATCCAAAGGCAGTTGGTCGAAGGCTATCTCGCGTGGAAGTGGGGCTTGCAGGCCAACCTTTCTGGCGGTCATCCTTACGCGGCTTCGCCTCCGATTTTGGGCACAATTCCTTATACGGTGGGGCTGCAAACAGCCTCTACGCCTGTTCCTGTCCTCGCCCGGTCTATCGGGAAATCGCTGGCGACGACCTCCGCGCCTGTCCCGGTGCTGGCTCGCGCGGTCGGCAAGCCTCTAGCGACGGCATCAATACCAGTCCCAACGCTGGTTCGATCGACCAACAAGCCTCTGGCGACTACGAGCACCCCAGTCCCCACACTGACGAGAGCGAAGCAGACGGTCAAATCGCTACTGACAACATCTACGCCCGTGCCAACCTTGGTCCGTTCTACGGGCAAGCCGCTTTCAACGACCTCAACTCCAATGCCCACACTTACGCGCGCAATGAGCAAATCGCTGCTGACCGCGACAACGCCCAGCCCCACATTGCTCCGGGCGATGGCGAAGGCGCTCAACACCGCGTCGGCACCCGTTCCAACCCTGGTCCGTTCGGCCGCCAAGAACCTTCAGGGATCGTCGACACCACTGCCGACGCTGGCAAAGGGACTGGCCTATACTAAGGCGCTGCAAGGGCAGTCCACTCCGGTTCCGACCCTCGTTCGCGCTGTGTCGAAGCCGCTTCAAACCAGCTCTACCCCAGTGCCGAAGATCGTCAGGCTGACGTCGAAGATGATGCAGGGCGCGTCCACGCCGGTCCCGACACTAGCTGTGTCCCGCCAGTATTCCAAGTCACTCCAGGCCATTACGACGCCTGTCCCGACATTGACCAAGATCAGGGTGTTCGTCAAAAATCTTCAAGCCTCGACCGGCGGCGTGACGGCTGGCGGCGTGGGCGGAGTCAAGGTCGCGGCCTTCTTCTCCTAGCGCGATTCAACGCCTAGGTGCTGGCGCGTAAGCCCGTCTTCATGGCGGCGATCGACATTGACGTTTGCAATCTGGCGCTTGGCGAAGTTCGCGCGCCGTTCATTGTGTCGGCAGACGACGATACTCCAGAAGCCCGCGCTTGCAGCCGTTTCTATCCGATGTGCCTCCAATCGCTGCTGGAAGCTCACGACTGGGCTTTTACCAGCTCGATCGCCACACTAGCCCTGCTCGCCAACAATAACCGCGGCGATCAATGGGCCTATGCTTACCAGCTTCCGGCTGACTTCGGCTCTGCTCGGCGGCTGATCCTGCCGACAACTTTGGTCAGCGGCTATTATTACCCGTGGCCCTACACCTGGCCGCGGCCGCTTGGCTTCCAGGCTGACTTCGCGGTGGAAGGGACGACGCTCTACACCAGCCTTCAGTCGGCGGCCCTCGAATATAACAGCAACGACCTCACGAATACGGCCATGCCGGCGATGTTCAAGAAGGCGCTGTCGCTCGACCTTGCCTCCTATCTCGCGGCCCAGTTGAGAGATGATAGTAAGATCAAAGGGGAACTGATCCAGCAGGCGGAGGTGGCCAAGTCCCGCGCGATGGCCGACGATATCAACCGTCAGCCGAACAGGCAGGATGCCGGATTTAATGAAGTCGCCTGGGCGAGAGCGTAGGCAATGGCTCTTAGGGTCGGTGGCTTTAACTTTACAAAAGGGGAACTCGCCGCCGAGCTTCTCGCCCGCGTCGATGTCCCGTCTTACGCCTCGGCCCTGAAGCGCGCTCGTAATGTTGTTTTGCTGAAATACGGCGGGGTAGCGAAACGTCCCGGCACTCGGTTCATCGCGGAAGTCTTCGACAACACCAAGCCGACCAGGCTGATGCCGTTCCAATTCTCGCTGACCCAGACATACGCGCTGGAAATGGGCCAGGGCTATATGCGACCCGCCGCGTTGGGGGGGCTGGTTCTTGAAACTAATCTGACCGTACAGGCCGTGACGCGCGGGCCAACGACCAACATCCAGGCCGATTATCACGGCTATGTCGTCGGCGACCAATTGTTCTTCCAGGGAGTTCAGGGGGCGACCCAACTCAACGGCAAGTTCGGCCGCGTGATTTCGGTTCCGGATGCCAATCATTTTGTCGTCAATATTAATAGCAGCGGCTTTGGCGCGAGGACCGGCGATACCGGAGGCATCATTAACGTCGCGCCGCCCGCTCCTCCCCCGACCCCGCCGGTTGTTCCTCCGGTTGTTCCTCCGGCCACCCCTCCTGTTATCGGGGCGGGGAGCGTTTTCGTTGGTGTCCCCGACGACTGGCGCCCCATCTATCACAGCTATCTATGAGCGTTGCGCGCGTCTATCGGGTGGGCTCACCCTACAATGGGGCCGATCTGGCGGATATCGATTTCGAGCAGTCCGCCGACACCATGTATCTGGCGCACATCGATCATGCGCCCGAGAAGCTGACTCGCGCCGCGCATACCAATTGGATTTTCTCAGGCCTGACTTTTCAGCCGGCTGTCGCGCCACCGACCAGCCTCGCGATCGTCGTCACCAATCCCAATCAGGACGTTACCAACACCGGCAATGCCTATTTCCCGCAAGACGCCAAGTATCTCGTCACCGCCCTTTCCTCGAATAATCTACAGGAAAGCCGTCCGTCGAACATCGTGCTCGGGACCAACGACCTCACCCTGAAGCGCAACAAGAACACGCTCACTTGGGTCGCTGTCGCCGGGGCCGCGCGTTACCGCGTTTACAAGGCCGACAATACGGGCGATTTCGGCTATATCGGAACAACCGGCCAGTTGAGTTTCATTGACGACAATATCGGCCCCGACTTCTCTGATGGCCCGGTGCAGGCTGAAAACCCATTCCCCGGCGTCAATGATTATCCCTCGACCGTCAGCTTCTACCAGCAACGCCTGTTCTTTGCCCGGACCAACAATCACCCGAACGCCATCTGGGGCTCGAGGTCGGGAGATTATGAGAACTTCGACACCTCGCGTCCCTTGAAAGCGACCGACGCGATGTCGTTCGCGCTTGTCGCGGGGAGGGTGAACGCGGTCGACCAACTGGCCTCGATGTCCGACCTTCTGGCCCTGACCTCGGACAGCATCTTCAAGATCAGCGGCGACCAGAACGGCTATGTTTCTCCGACCAATATCGTCACCAACCGTGAGAACGGGCGAGGGTCATCCCGGCTCAGCCCCTTGGTGATCGATACGGTGGTTTTCTACCAGACCTCGGTCGCCAACACGGTTCGCACCCTCAATTACTATTTCGACAATAACGGCTACAAATCGAACGATATCACGATCTACAGCCCGCACTTTTTCAAAGGGTTTAAGATTGTGTCGTGGGCTTATGCCCAGGAACCGCGCTCGGTTATCTGGGCGGCTCGGGATGACGGCAAATTGCTGTGCTTCACATGGGAGCAAGAACAACAAGTCTGGGGTTGGACGCTGTGCGATGTCGGCGGGAAGGTAACGAGCGTCTGCGCCATCTCGGAGAATAACGAGGACCGGCTTTACCTGATTGTCGAGCGAACGATCGACGGAGGGACCAAGCAATATCTTGAGCGCATGGCTGCGGCCCGCTGGGATGCGATCGAGAATGTTTGTTTCACAGATTGCTCCACGACCTATACGTTCGACACGCCCGGCACGGTGCTCAACAATCTCGAACATCTGGAAGGCCAGAACCTCGTCGCGATCGCCGACGGTAACGTGGTTCCCGATCTTCTTGTCGGCGGCGGCAAGGTGACGCTTCCAAGCGCCGCGACGGTCGTAACGATCGGCTTGCCCTACACCTCCCTCATAGAGACCTTGCCTCTCGCGATTCAAAGCCGGGCAGGATGGACCATCGCCAAGCTCCAACAGGCCGCGAAGGTGGTACTCAAGGTGGTCGACACGCGCGGGCTGCTGGTCGGGCCATCTGAGGGCCGTCTGGACGCCATCCGCAGCCGCAGCAACGAAGCATGGGGCGACCCTACAGCGCTGTTCACCGGGGATCTGGAAGCGACCATGGCGCCGGAGATCAACGGCGGAGTGAAGGCGGTTATCACGTCTCCGGACCCGTTGCCGATGACGATTACGGCGGTGTTGCTCGATCCTTCGATTTCCGAATAAATGATTGAGTTCGTCCCGGCGACGCCGGCGCATTGCGGCATCATCGCCTGCCGGATGCGCGAATGGGATCGGATTGAATGCCAAGCGCACGGCCTCACGCCCAAACAGGCGCTTCGTCTTGGTGTCGTGGGGTCAATCGATGTCCTGACCGCTAAGCTCGATGGCCGCCCGGAAGCGATGATGGGGCTGTCTCCGATCAATGCGCTGACTGGCGAAGGGGCGCCGTGGATGCTCGGCACGGACGCGATTTACGACCACCCACGAGCAATGCTCAAGATGGGGCCGGGGATCATCGCCCGGTGGCGCGATTCAACGCGAAGCCTGCGCTCGGTAGTAGCTGTCGAGAACGTGCGCGCTATCCGGCTTTTGCGGAGGTGGTCGTTCACAATAGGCGATGAGGTTCGCATGATCGGCCAAGTTCCGTTCGTTTCGTTTTGGATGGAGGGCTGAATGTGCGTGCCGGTCATGGCGGCCGTCGCCATCGCCTCGACCGTCGCTTCCATCGGCGGCCAGATCGTCAAGGGCAGCGCTGAAGCTCAGCAGGCCAAAATGGAAGGCGGAATTGCGCGACAGAACGCGGCTCTGTCTAACGCGCAGGCCAAGGATTCGCTTGCCAATACCCAGATCGAGGCCAAGCGACGCTATCAGGAAGGCGCTCAGCTAGAGGGTCAGCAGCAGGCCGCGATGGCGGCCAACGGAATTGACCTCGGGTTCGGCTCGGCGCTCCAAGTTCAGCGCGATACCAAGATGATTACCGGCGAAGACGTCGGGCAAATCTACAAGGCCGGATATCAAAAAGCGCGCGGTTACGAGATCAACGCATTCAATTACAGCAGCCAGGCTGCCGCGGCCCAGTCGAAAGCAAGCGCGGCGGGGCTGGGCACGGTCTTTGGTGTCGCCTCGACTGCCCTTGGTGGGGCCAGCCAGGTGTACGGCATGATGTCGAAGCCCCACTGATATGCCATCAGTCCCTCTTGCTCAGAACACGGTCGGGCTGGCCGAAGTCACCGATACCAAGCTGCAACCGGCGGATTTCGGTGCGGCCGGCGCGTATGTTGGCGGCGCGATCGATAAGGTTGGCCAAGCGGGGAGCGACTTCGCCGGCGAACTGGCGAAGCGCAATGAGGAAACTGCGGCGTTGCACGACAACGCGGCGACCAAGCAGGCGGCGACAGCGGCCAGCGGTTATTACGCTGAGCAGGGGTACACCGGCGCGGATCCGTACTTCAGCAAGGATGGCAAAGACGCCCTGTTAGCGAGGCCCGCGTTCGAGAAGGGCCTGGATGATGCCATTGCCACCGCTCGTTCAGGACTGAAGACACCTCGCCAGCAGACCATGTTCGACGAGGCGATGGGCGAGCAGCGCCAGCAGTGGGGCATTCAAATTGCTGAGCACGCCGACAAGGAAACGAAGCAATACGATGCTGATGAAACAACCTCGCGGGCGGGCATGTCGAAAGAGTTGGCGGTGGCGACGGCCATCACCGATCCGGTCCATAGCGATGAGCAGATTGCGACCGGCCTTTCGGAAGTGGCGAACCTCGGAAAGTTGAATAGCTGGGGACCGGACCAGCTTAAGCTCGAAAGCCTGAAATACACGTCCGGCACCTATAAGGATATCGGGACGCGCCTTGCCAATGAAGGGGGCGATAATGGCCCCAAATTAGCCGAAGCCTTGGTCGAGAAGCATGGCGATGCCATGACCGCCGATGATCGAGAGGCCGTGCTTACCCACGCTCGTGTTCAGACTAATGCCCTTGCCGCCGCCCAACGCCAGATTGAGGCCACCACCAGACGCGATGTGCGAGAGGCTAAGAGCGATGCGCGGAACCGCGCGATCACGGCGGCCGAGAATATCGACCTCGCCATTCCGATGCGGCCGGCGGAATATGCCACGGCCTTGAACGATGCCCAGGCGTCCGGCGATGAAGGCTTAGTCAAGCGCATCCAGCGGGGCCAGTTCAAGAACAATCTGACCCAGCAATATGCCAACGCGACGCCGGCGGAATTGCAGGGCCGGATCGATCAACTCTCTGCTGGCGTCACAAAGGCGGGAGTGGACGCGAAGCCGGGCGACGTGATTGAGCGCGACCATCTTCAGACGATGCTCAACGCCAGCAATTCCGAGCTCAATACCGATCCGTTGTCGTGGGGCGCACGGCACCTCGGCATCGCGGTTGCGCCATTGAACCTCAACGATCCGGCCAGCATTGCCCAGCGCGTTAGTGTTTCGACTCTGATCGCCAACCGCACCGGCCACACGCCGCTTCCGCTTCACCCGGAGGAGATTGCTGCCCAGTCGTCGATTCTGTCCGAGGGAACGGTCCAGCAGAAGGTTGGGCTGGCGATGAAGCTGTCGCGGTTCGGGCCGCTGGCAGGGGCAGCAGCGGGGCAAATCACCAATAATCCGGGCTTCCTGAATGTCGTCGGGCTGGCTTCGCACCGCAACCGGGGCGTCGCGGCGAGCCGGGTCAACCAGGTCATCTCGGGCTATGAAGCGCTGAAAACCCGGCCCAAGCTGATCGACAAGACAATGGCGACCCAGCAATTCAACGGCTTTGTGGGCAACGCGCTTCAATTCCTGCCGACCGTCAAGACCGGTGTTCTGTCGAATGCACAGGCGCTTCTGGCCAGTGAAGCGAACGACCACGGATGGGCTGAATGGAATGACGCCCAGCCTCGCTGGTTCGCCGCGGTCAATTCGGCGCTCGGGGCATACAGCAAGGACGGCCACCAGATCGGCGGGCTCCACACTTTCAACGGTGGCACGACCGTTTTGCCGGAAGATGTCAGCGATACTCAGTTTGAGACCCACATCGCTCACGCGGTGGGGCCGGGGATCAGGGCCGCGCAAAACGGAACGCCGACCTACGCCAACGGCAAACAGGCCACGGCGTCCGACATCAAGCGGATGCAATGGGTTCCAGTTCGCGACGGGGTTTACCGCCTGACCGACGGTAATTCCTTCCTGCATACCGACAGGGGCTTTTACGAGATCGATTTCAGGAAACTCCCCTGATGGGCGTGATCCCGTCCGGCCCCAATCCCGACGAAGGCACCGGGGCGACCTTGCCCGTCATGCAAGGGCCGACCGATCGCACGGGCTTTTTCGAGAATATCGGAGCTGGGTTTCGCCAAGCCGTAGCGGGCCCGCACTCAACCCGCGTTGGGCAGGCGATCTATGAGCAGAAGAATTACGACCAGATCATCAAGGCACTCAGCGCGGAAGGCGAGCAGGGTGAAGACCATCTCGATATTCTCCAAAACTCCCCGGCGATCAAGCGCCCGTTCCGCAACCCCTACGTCAGCGGGCCGTTGCAGAACCTGCTCAATCCCAATCACAATCCGATTGCCGATCTATTCGGCGGTGGTGATCCGGCGGAGACGCAGCAGATATGGGCGGCGGTCAAGAGGGTCCGCCAACGCAAGCCTGACTTCCTCAAGGAGTTCCCCGACGAAGCCGCGCTCCATGATTTTTCAGTCAAAGCACGCCAGCGTGACGAAGCCGCGGCGCAAGCGGTCACGAGTAGAGCCGGGACGGCCGGAACCGTGGGCGGGTTTATCGGCGGCATGGCTGGTTCCGTCAGCAGCATGGACCCGGAGAATGTTGTCGGTGGCCTTGGCGGGGCAGCGGGAAAGACGATTGCGCGAACGGTCATCAAGCGGGCGATTGAAGGCGCTGGGGCCAATTCAGCGGCGGCTTTAATATCCGCGCCGGCCAGAGCGGCAGATGCGAACCACTTGGGCCAGGAGACGACGCCCGGCGACGTGGTTCACCAAGTCGAACAGGGAGCGGCCATTGGCGCGCTATTCGGCGGGGCGCATGTCCTTGTTCCACATGTTGTGGGCAAAGTCGGGGAAACCGTCGGCGCGGCCGCCGATAAAGTCTCCGCAATCCCGCCGGTCAGAGATGTCTTGGTGGCCGCATCGATCCGCGCCGGGACAGTTCAGGATCATGGGCTTATTAACGACTGGGCACGAACTCATAATCCGGGCGGCACGATCGATACTTCGACGCCTGACGAACGGGCCGCGGTGCATGTGATCCAGAGGGACGCGACTGCTCGAGAGGCTTCCCCGCTTGAGCCAGCGTTTGCGGGCGCGAACGATCACCGGCTGGACGCGGTTGCTCAATCGCTTGGAGTTGACCTGTCGACCCCGGATATGCCGACAACAGCCCCGATCCAGACGGCGACGGTGAGGGATCGCAGCGGACCATCGCCTCGCCGTCCGGCCACTTTCGTTGAGGGCACCCATCAATCCGAAGGCACAGGCAAAAACCCGTTGAGTTCGGCGGAAGGCCACGGTCAGTTCATCGACAAGACCTGGCTATCGGTCGCTCCCAAAGTCACCGACACGTCGGGCATGAGCCGGACACAGATCCTCGGATTGCGCCATGACCGCGGCATCGCGGACAAGGCCACAACCTATTATGCCGCCCAGAACGGCGCCTACCTTCGCGCCAGAGGGCTGGAGGACAGTCCGGGTAACTTGAGCCTTGCGCACTTTTTGGGGCCAGAAGGGGCTTCCAGCGTCCTCAGGGCGGCTCCCGATGCGCCGATCGAGGGCTTGCTATCCGCCGAGGCTATTCGCGCCAACCGCACCGTCCTTGAAGGCAAGTCCGCGTCTCAGGTCATCGCATGGGCTCACAAGCGCATTGGAGCTGCGGTCGATACGCCGGTCGCTCGAGCTGATGCTGTCCCCGAATCCGACCCTCTCGACGCGGCGGACTACAGCGACCTTCCCTATGAGCGTGCGACGTTCACCCCGGATCAGGTCGAGACCGACGCGGCGCTGATGCAATACAAGGCCGGTGGAGACACCGCTGGCGTGACCGGCAAGCTGAAAGACGTGACCGCTTGGAACCCGATCCATTCGTCCGAGGTGCTGGTCTGGGAGGGCAACGACGGGCGCCGGATTGTCGTCGACGGCCATCAGCGCGTCGGGCTGGCGAAGCGATTGAACGACCCGTCGATTGAGCTTCCGGCGATTGTCCTTCGGGAAGCGGATGGGATCACCGCCGCACAGGCGCGGACCATCGGGGCCTTGCGGAATATCAATCTCGGCACCGGGACGCTGCTCGACAACGCCCGTGTCTTGCGAGACGCGCCCGAAGGAGCGAACCAGATCAAGGGCGCCGAGGACCGCCGGGCAATCGAGGGGCTGGCCAACCTCAATTACGAGGCGTTCGGCGCCGTCGCCAATGGCGTGATCGATCCTTCCATCGCGGCCGAGGTCGGACGAAACGCCCCGCCGGAATCGCACATGGCGATGGTCGATCTACTGACCAAAGAGCGCATCCGCAATCCGGCTGAAGCGGGCAATATCGTGCGGCAAGCGGTGGCCGATGGGTTCGGCACCCAGCAGGAACATCAGCTTGGGATGTTCGGGGATGCGCCCCAGCAGTCGCTTTATGTCCCGATCGCGCGTATATTGGACGCCGCATCGAAGCGGTTGCGCGATGAAAAGCGCACATTCAAGGTCTTGGCGACGAAGGCCGGCAAGATCGAAGCGGCGGGGAATGTCCTTGACCGCGGCGCGAATGAAGGGAAGGTTATCGGAAGTGACGAAGCGCTCGCAATCCTCAACGCCACCGCGCACCGCGCCGGCCCAGTCCGCGACGCCCTCATTGCAAGCGCCCGAGCCGAGCTTTCCGGTACTCGACGCGCCGATGCCGTTGGTGGATTCCTCGACGCTCTTGCCGGGATCGACCTACGCACTGCCGCTGCCGGAGTGGAACCAGGCCGTGGACTTGGCGAACCACCTGGCGAAACGGGAATCCGAGATGCCTCTAAGGCGTCGGATGAGTTCCTATCTGAAAGCCACGGGCCGCAGCTCTTTGACCACGCGGTAGCCGCACGGGATTTAGCCGAGCCGTTCAGCGATCCCGTAGGGCAGGCGGCGAAGGATCAGACGGCGATCCTTGAGCATGACCTGCGGGTGGATGCGGCCAACGATGCGCTCGACCTACCGGAAGCACTTAATTCCCTCACTTTCGCGCTCAAAGACAAGCGCCCGTTGGCGCAACTCTACGCGAAGGGCGACATACTTTCACTCGACGGCAAGGTGGGCGAGGTCGTTTCCGCAAGCGATGCCAGCCTAGTCATGGATTTTGACGGCGAGCAGCATATTGTTCCTCGTGACGATCCGTTGCTCGAACCCGCCCCGCCCGAGCGTTGGCAAACGGGAGGCGGGACCAAAGAAGCGCACCCGCGCCGTGTGACGGCAAGAGAAATCCCCGATGCGCCGCCCGCGATAGTCGAAGCTCTCTCGAATCCGATTGTGAGCGTTATCGACGGCGAGGCCGGGTTTGCCGGCGGTGGCGGGGAAACTGTTTTCTGGCGAGGCGGGAAACTTGAAATTATCGAACATGGAAGCGACCCCAAAATATCAGCTGACCGTGAGGGGAAGCGCTTCGCCCGCATGTTGGCCGAAGAAACGCCAACAGACCCTAACCTTGCGGCGGTCGAAAAACAGAAGGCCGCGCTCAAAGCCGCGTCGCCTCTGCAATCCGTCGCCGAGCAGCAAGGCACGATGGGCCTGTCCTTGTTCGACGTGGCCGATCAGCCGACCTTCCGCTTGTCCGACGAAGGCGACGCCAAGCCGCTGCACGAAATCATGGCTGAAACCGAGGCTGACACGCTGGCCGCTCAAGCCCTTCGGGATTGCCTCAAATGAGCATGAAGCGCTGCATCCCTGAATTGCAGGGCCAGAACAAGCTCAGCAAGGATCAGGCTGAACGCGTCGGCAATCTGTACGACGATCTCGAGCGGGACTATTCGACCAAGTTCGGCAAGCAGGCCGCCGATGCGATGGCGTCAGAGGAAGCGGTCAAGCGCTTCGAGGCCGAAACCGCGCTCAGGCGAAGGCAGGCTGCGCTTCAGGTGACGGCGCAACAGACGATTGCCGCCGATGTGCGACGGTTCTCCAAGGACAAGCCGGGCGCCGCGGCGGAGGCATTGCTGGCGTCCGATGATCGTTCGCCCTATTTCAATGTCGAGTTCCGTTCCAAAGCCATCTCGAACGAGCATCTGGCGATGATGAACGGCATTCTCGAAAAGCACAGCCGCAATGTCGTTGGTCAGGTTAGGGACGTAGCGGCCCTTCACGACGTGGTGAGAGAAGCGTTCGGCGAACACACAGGAAACGAGAACGCGAAGGAGCTGGCCCAGGCGTGGGGCGATACGGCGGAAAGTCTGAGACTGCGCTTCAACGAAGCCGGGGGTGCGATCGGCAAACTCGACAAGTGGGGGATGCCGCAAGTCCACAACATGCTCGCGGTGAGGGCCGTTCCCTTCGAGCAATGGCGCGATTTCCTGATGGGCGATGCGGCAACGGGGCAACCGCGCTTGCTTGATCCACAGAGGATGCTCGACGAGACCGGAAACCCCATGGCGCCAGGGCACATGGAACTCGCTCTCAAAGCTGTTTATGAAACCATCGCTTCGGACGGTTGGAATGAGCGCAGGGCCGGAGCTTTCGCCGGTTCCAAACTGGGCAATCGTCATCAAGACAGCCGCTTCCTGATGTTCAAGGACGCGGATTCGTGGCTCAAGTATAGCGAGCGGTTCGGACGGCCATTGTCGAAACTCAGTTCAGGCTTCGATCCCGGCGCGCCGATTCTGGACGCGATGATTTCCCACGTTCACGGCATGTCGAGGGATATTGCGCTGATGCAGCGGCTTGGTCCTAACCCTGCGGCGACGGCGCGATGGATCGCCGACGGCCTCAAGATCGAGGCACACCAACTGAAACACGCTGGGACCAACCGGATTAAACAAGCCAAAGCGTCCTCGATCCGATTCAACAATATGTACCAGGAATTGACCGGCGGCTTTGATATCGAAAACGAATCCCTCGCCAAATATGCCGGGGCGATCAGGACATTGGAATCCGCCGCCAAACTTGGTGGAGCTGTCCTATCGTCAACCGGCGACATTGCCACCCAATATGTAACGCGGCGGTTCAACGGGTTGCCGGCGGCCAAAGTGCTGACAGACTATATTGGGAGCCTTAAGCCTTCGTCGGCAGCCGACCGGACGCACGCGGCGCGTCAGCTATTCGTTGCCGATCGGGCCACGCGAACGATGGGCGCGTTTTCCCGCTGGACCGGGGAAACGATGACCGGCGAGATCCCGGCCCGTTTGTCGGACGCGGTGATGCAATTATCCTACCTTTCAAAGTGGACCGACGACGGGCAAAGGCTGTTTAATCATCAGGTCTGGAGTGCCATTACGGACAATTCCAGTAAGGCATGGGGGACGCTCAACTCGCGCTTCCGGGGGATGTTCGAGCGCTACGGTTTGAACGAAAGCGACTGGAACACAATCCGTTCAACCCCGATGGAGGAGAGCCAGGGCACAAAGTGGATATTGCCGGACAATATCTCTGACCCCGGCCTTCGCACTCGCCTTGCCGAGATGATCCTGCAAGAAGGCGAGTTTTCGACTATCACCTCGTCCTTGAGAATGCGCGCCGCGGTGAATGCGCGGCTTCATAGAGGGAGCATTCCCGGTGAATTGGGCCGGTCGTTCCTTCTATTCCGGGGCTTCCCGATGCAAATGTTCTGGATGCACGGCCGCAGAGCTTTACAGGCAGGCGGCGCAAGCGCACTCAAATACAGCGCGAGCCTGTTCGTCACTTCCACAATCCTTGGTGGTTTAGCGCTCCAGCTTAAACAGATTGTTGCGGGCAAAGACCCGCTTCCCGTAGAAGACCCGACATTCTGGACACGAGCCGCGGCGCAAGGCGGCGGGGCGGGCATCATGGGTGATTTCGTCAATTCCGCCGTCAGCCGGTCGGGGCAGGGTTTCTGGACAACGATGGGCGGGCCAGTCGCCGGGTCAATCGACGATATGCGCCGATTCTTCTCGTTCGCCAAAAAGGACGACGGCATTCATATTCTGTCCGATCACAAGGGCAAAGCCTTACGCAACCTTGTCCAAAACAACCTCCCCGGTTCGTCGCTGTGGTATGCGCGCCTCGCGTTCAGCCGCGAGGTGCTGGATCAGATGCAGGCGCAGATTGACCCGGACTATTACGACAGCTTCGACAAGATGGAGCGGCGGGCGCAGCAGGACCACACGGCGTTCTACTGGAAGCCCGGACACACGGCCCCTGACAGAGCACCCAATCTGGCGAATGCAGCCAAGTAGCGGCGCGATTCAAGCCTAAGCCACCGGAACCTAGAACGGCCCTCCGACCGGAGGCCGTGCATGACGATCGCAGCGACGAATGCTTTTTCTGGGCCGTTTGCGCCTAACGGAACGACGACGGACTTTCCTTTCACTTTCGCTGCGATGTCGGCGAATGAGATACAGGTAGAGCGCCGCGCCTCTAATGGAACAAACACGGTAATTGGCGGCTATTCGGTCGTCTTTGCCGGGCAAGGTGGGACTGTTCATTTCTCAGCCGCTCCTGCGGCCGGCGATCCGCTCTATATCATCTCCAATCCATTCTTCGATCAGCAGGTTTCATTCGGTAACCAGGGCAATTGGTCGCCTTCCACGATGAACGGAGCGCTTGATCGAGCAGCAATTCGTGACGTGTTCCTACGTGACGCCTTCGGGCGGACCCTCCGTGGCGATCTGGGCGATTACGTTGGCCTGCTCCCCGCCTCCCTCGCGCGTTCGGGGATGCTCCTTGGCTTTGACCTTAACGGCAATCCCATTGCGACAACCGCGTCAGGGTCTGGGGCAAAAGGCGATCCGGGATCTCCTGGAGAAGGCTATGGGACACGCACTGCGATGGCCGCACGGGCCGCGCCAGCGCTCCTGGACGACGTGCACCTCAACGAGAAGGGCCGCGAAGGCAAATTCGTCGTCGATCTTGCGTCGAGCTGGACCGCCGCGATTACGGCTGACACGCGGCAAGGAACTTTCGTTATTTCCACCGCCGACGCGGCGAAGGTTTATCGGCGCGTTTGGACGGGTCGCGCCAACGTGTGGTGGTGGGGCGTCTATGCCGATGGAACGACAGATGACAGCCCAGCCTTCACGGTCGCAATCGCCACCCTGAAGGCGCTCGCGGGCAACCTCGTCAACAGCTACTACATCGGCGGGCCAGGGCTCTTTATCCCGGCCGGCAAATATTATCTCGGCACGACCACCATCGACATTACGCACACGCTCATTATCGAGGGCGAAGGTAACGGCCAGAACGGCGGCGCTCCGACGTGGCTTAAGTGGGCCGTGAACACCACTGGAATACGCGCTCAGCGCTACAACACGTCCGGCGATCGGATCGTTGGGGCGACCCACAATGGTGCTGACGGCTCGATCATCCGCGGCCTCTATCTTCAGGGCGCCTATACGTCGTCCAACGGCCCCTATCATGGCATCGACTCGAACGCGCGGATCACGGTTCAGGATTGCGCGTCGAACAACTGGCAGGGCAACGGGATCAATATCCTCGCGAACAGCTTGGGCGGTAGCGGTTCTCAGGGCAACGCCAACGGCTTCGCGGTCGAGCGCTGCATGCTCTATAGCAATCAGAACGGCATTCTCATCAGCGGTAGCGACGCGAACGCTGGATACACTCTCGGCTGCGATATTGGTTACAACCGTGCTTGCGGCATTCTTGACAGCTCGTTCCTCGGCAACACGCACATGGCCCATCAGACGGCAGCCAATGTCGGCGCGCCGTACAAGTCAACCGACCCCAACGCCCGCATTGTGTTCCTTAATTGCTATGCCGAGTCGGGGCAACCGAGCTGTTCGTTCGCGTCAGCCACGCTTGCGGTTGGCGGATTGCTTTCCGAGGTCGGCGTAACTGGCGGCGCGTGGATCAGAACCGAACTTAACGCGCTTCGCGTCGAGTCCTTCTATGGCAACACGGTTCAGATCGACACTTTAGATGTCGGCGCGAGCCAGAGCTTAAACTACGGCGCGGCGCTTGCCATCTATTCTGCTTTTCATACCGGGAACTCTCTTCTTCACGGAGTAGGTCTAAATTTCGCCGGGACCATTGGCATCGGGGTCAAGGCGGCTGGGGTCGCAGGCGATTTGCCACTGCGCCTTGGTGGTTCGACGGTCGAGTTCTACGCGGCTGGCGGCCATGCCGGTCTTTTCGATGCGAGCAGCCTTACCCTCGATGTCGGGAAAGTCCTGAAGATCGGCAGCAATAAGGTGATTGGCGATCGGCTCAGCGCCCTTCCCGCAGACGCGACCGATCTCGCCACCGCTTTAACATTGGTGAACGCAATCAAGGCTCGACTGAAAGTGACCGGCGGCCACGGGCTCGTTGCCGACTAATGCTCCCGCGCACCGGCCAGCTCGATCAAATTAGCGCGCTGGCGATAGCTTGCGCGATGTTCGCCGCCTTGGCCGCTTGCAGCAACAGCTCACCGTCGCCGGCTCCTGGCTGGACTATCGGCCCGACTATCAGCGGCCACAATTACTCGACCGGCTCGGCCGCGGGCGATGTCATCACCGTGCAGGACGTTCACTATGTCACGCGCCCGTCTGGGCCATTGGCCGGCACGATCAGTATGTCGTTCCACCTCGACAAGCCGTTGACCGGGACCGGTTGCGGCAAGTCCCCGGCCAGCGCGAGCCTCTATTTCCAGCGCAAGGGTGACGACTGGAACACGGACGGGTGGCGCTGGTGGGCGACATTCGCCACCGTCACGCTCGACCACGCCGGCGACTACAATATGGCGGCACCGCTCAATGGTCCGTGGACGTCGGTGTTCCATGAGACAGCGGCCGCTAACCCGGAGGACTTTGCCGGCGCCAAGGCTCATGCTTCTGTCGTCGGCTTCACGCTCGGCAATTGCACCGGCTACGGCCACGGCGCGACGGGGCCAGCGACGTTGGCCGTCACCAGCTTCCAGGTGCTCTGACATGACTGACGACATCAAACCGGACCCCGATCCGACGGTCCTGACGACGGGCGCGCTCCGCTGTGCTTGAACTATTCGGCGTCCAGCTTGGCACCGTCTTTCAGGGCGGGACGCTCGCCGCGATGGTGGCCGTTCTCGGTTTCTTGCTGCGCTACCGGCTGGGCCTTCGCAAGCTACAGATCGGAGACGAGGCCAATGTACGCGACCACTATTCGCTGGAAGTTAAACGCTACACCGAAAAACTGGCCGCGCAAGAAGTGCATTTCCGCGAACTGGAAGATCACTTGCGCGAAATGCTGGCGAAGAGTGACCGTCGCCATGACGAGTGCGAGCAGTTGCGCGCATTTCAGTGGGCGTGACCGGCGCTACCGAGGTGCACAGCGTCACCGGATCAATATCGGTCGCGGCGCCATGATTTTGATCGAACTCAAGGGCGAGCGCCAACTAGTCGAAAGCCTCGACGGCTATGACGGCTGGACCGTGGTCGAGAAGGACGTCGGCCTGCCGCCCAGCGACCATTGTACGCGCGTCGGCGGGGCGTGGGTGGAAGATGAAGCGGCCAAGGCGGACGCCGAGCGGCAAGCCGGACTGAATGCCATGAGCCCGGCTGATCTGGCTGGCATGCTGCAGGGCCTGATCACCGAGCAAGCGGCGCGCGTCGATAGCCTCCAGACGCAGGTTGAAGCGGCG